ATAGTCTGCTTCAGTATATTGATAGAAAGTTCTATCATCTATTAAATCTGAACGAGCCATAGTTAAATCAAATTCTATAATCTTTGACTTATATTTCTTTGGAAATTTCTTATGTTGATTTAATATTTTATCGCGATTACGATGTAGTATATCACGAACTTGGGTATTAATTTTCCAAGGAGTTTGTTGTAATACATTCATACTCTGAATGAAATCTCTACGCATATAGTATTTAAACTCAGCAGTTCTTTGTTCTGTCCAACCTTTTATAACAGGTCTGCCAGTAGGCTGCATGATATCATCTATGTCTAGAGGTCTAGTGAAATCAGTACCTATCAGTAGATCTTTACTACCTTCAGGTACATCTAGATTCCATAACTCTGGAACTACTATGTAATGTGTACGACTTCTTTTAAGACTACGATCCAGACTTTCCATTGGTACGAACTCTTCATTCTTATTCTTACCTATATTTATCTGGTGTGTTTGATAGAATCCTTCTAACATTAAATCACCCATCATTACACGTAGTTTAAACCATTCCCAAGGTGGTAGGTCATCATGATAATAATTTATATCATCAAGAATATATGTACCTATAGTAGTACTTAAGTGAGTTAGATTAGCTTCACCTTGATATGATTTGTTACCGCGTATACTGTTACGTGAGAAGTGTTGTTGAATAGTATCCATACTAAACACAAGGTAGGCTTGTAAGTCTGCACTAGTAGACATCTTTAGTAGACTACAAGCTATATGAGCTTTAGCTTTACGTATCTTCTCCTGTATATAATGAAGTTGATCCTGCATATTGTACCTTACCTATTTTAATTTGATCGTCTAGTAATATTCTACCGTTTACATCGCGATAATCGTTAGCATATATTACTCTCTCAATACCGCTTTGCAGTATTAGTTTAGCACATTCAATACAAGGTGAGTACGTGCAGTATAGTGTGGCACCTTTAGACGAGCTTGTACTTTGTGCTAGCTTACAGATGGCGTTAGCCTCTGCGTGTATAACTTCTTTATTAGTTACACCGTGTTTATCTTTACAGTTATTAGACATGCCCGAAGGCATGCCATTGTAACCCATACTTAATATGTTACCATCTTTAACAATGATAGCACCTACTTTTGTACCGTTATCATGAGACATATTAGATATCTTATTAGTAATGTCCATGAATAACTGGTCTAGTTTATTTTTATCTGGCATTATATAGCTGTGAACCCCTCTTCAGTATAGCCTAAACTAAGTCTACCTGTATTAGGATTATATGTTGCATGACCAGCCTTACCTGTGTGACCTGTAAACCTAGACTTAAGCACTGTAAATTCTATTGTATTTCTTTTAATATCGTCGTCTGCTATTAAGTTTCTAGCAAATGCTATAATATCAAATGATATTTGTTTGATAGAGCCACTGCCTTTGATGTCATCGATAGAAGCTATGTTACCTTCTTCGAATGATTTCTTATCACCTTGTGCTTTTCTTAAGTGTGATATAAGACCTAGCCATATGTCATGTTTCTTTACAATCTTAAGTAAATCACTCATCAATTTATCTATTGCTTCGTTACCACTACGTCCTTCAGAACCTTCAGATACAGCAATGGTGATGTGATCTAGTACTAAATACTTACAGCCCATGAGAGCCATGTACTCGATCTTATCTAACAGTGAAGTATCAGAGCAAGATCCTTGATGGTCAAGAAGAACAAGCCTTTCATCTTTAAATATAGTATCAAATCCTTTGCGTAGTTCTTCATCTTTAATACCTTTGATATCCATCGGAGATCTCTGAAGAGACATAGCTATAAACTTCTCTGCAGTATCACCGATACTTTCTTCGAGAGATATAAGTCCTACTTTACTATCAGTCTTATCAAGTAAATCAAGAGCTATCTCTTTAATTACAGTAGACTTACCGCTGCCAGTACCTGAAGTAAATAAAGTAATTTCACCGTGTCTTATTCCTTGTAGTTTATCATTCAATCCTTGCAAACATGTAGGATACGGTACTGATATGGTAGTCTGTCTGTTCTTAAACTCTCGCCAGATAGGTTCACCTACTACTATACCTGATGGAGACCATGTCTGTGCATTCCATATAGCCTGTAGTATACTGTATGACCCATGCTTAGTAAGTAGTTCGCACGGATCTTTACAGCCTTGTAAGTCTCCTACCTTAACTTTACCTGCACCTATTATCTTAGCTGCACGTTCAACTGCTGCATTTCCTGCATCATCTGAGTCAAATAGTAGCACCACTGATTCAAATCGTCTCAGCCAAGAGCGATGATCTAGTAAACTCTTGGTACCTGTAGCGCTCGGTATTGAAACAACTGGAAATACTTTGTTATATTTATCCATAAATGCCTGAGCAACTGCACAAGCATCGAGTTCTCCTTCAGTTACAACAACTATTTTACCACTTGTTGCTACACTTTGACCGAATAACTGTAATTGTTTATAGTCTCCGTGTGTAAGAAAGTCTTTTGGAAGCCTACGTTCTTTGTAAGCTACCACTTTATTATCTCTAGTGTACGGATAATAATGAGAACCACCTGAACCATCAGGATTTACTGCCATTTTTATACCGAAATAGTCTACAACTTGCTTAGAAATACCACGACTTGTAATAGCAAAGCTGTTTAGCTCTCCTATCTGTTGTATATTATCTTGAGCAGCTGTAAATTCTGTAGTAATTTCTTTAATTTTATCCATATTATTTATCACTTTCTTTGTAGAATAGTTACATGAAAAACAGTGTGCACCATCATCGTAAATAGTGAATGCATCTGATGAATCACATTCTGGGCATTCTGTTTGTATATAGTTACTCATTTCCATAGCCTTTCTTTAGCTTGTCGTATCTTCCTTCTTCTCATAGAGCTTGCTTGCTTCTTCTGCATGCGCTGCTCCTTCTTTAATTTTGCTTTCGTGTACTCGTCCAACTCTGACGTATATATACTCTTGTCCTCTTGGCACGATTGTTTTGTGTAGTTCTGCATGATATACCTTATTGTCATTAAACTCTTCAAATATTCCTTGATATGTATCGAAGAGTGGTTTGATTACATTGTCGAGATCGGCTGCTCTATTAGAGAAGCCTGCTACAATATAGAATTCTACTTGATCTGATCCGAAAGGCCATTCAACCCCTCGGATCTCATCACGTAGTTCATTCTGATAGTCGATGTACTGCCTCTGCTTTATCGCTTTGTTGCGGTACGTCATGTTGTTCGCTGACAACGGCTTCACCATAAAGGTGTGTTCTAATATCGTCATAGTCCTTCCATGTTGTTAACATACGTAGTAACTTATAGCTTATATCTAGCTGTTTAAGCGAGGCTTTATTCTCACGCCAAGTTTTCTTTACGACATTCCATCTACGCTCAGCTGGTACACCATGTAAAATCTTTTCAGCTTTCTTAGGACCTATACCTTTAAGTCCTGGTATATTATCTGTGTTGTCACCAGTTAAACACTGTAACATCAATGACTTATGGGCTTGATCGTCATCAACGAACTGCCATGTATCTTTGTTATAGTTGTAATGATTACCTGGTATCTGTAGCAAGTCTTTATCTATACCACATATAACATATTGATCGTCACTTTCTCTAGCTTCATAAGCCCAGATAGCTACAAGATCATCTGCCTCCATACCATGAGCTGGTACTGAACCTTTAGATACAGAGTAATTAAATAAGAAATTTAACTTCTCTTTTATTTCTTCATCAAGCTTAGGTCTATTAGATTTGTAAGGTTCATATAAATCTTTACGGAAATTATCACGACCTTTAACTGCATATAATATATTAAACTTTTCTTCTTCATCAAATGGATTTGCAAGTTTATCTTTAATAGTAAGTTCCATCTTACGGCAGAACCTATCATAATGTACACGCAAATCTGATTCATCTTTAGATCCATACGCTACCTTAAAGAAGATAGAGTCTGCATCAACAAGCATATTTATAGTTGTCATCAATGTACCTCTGCATAATTATTACCTATTGAACCTTCACCTGCCATTATATCAACGCCAACTTTCTTTGGACCTTCAGCAAAGGATTCTACTAGTATTTCAAGAACTCTGTCAGCATCTTTATCTGCTACAGACCATGCAACCTCGTCATGATAGTATAATCTAGGTTCTGCATCTAAGCCTTCACATTTAATCTTCTTCATCTGATAAGCTACAGCAGATTTTGTAGTCACAGCTTCGCAGCATTGAAGTAAGTAGTTAAGTGTTTGATAAGGTTGAGGAGTATATACACGGCGACCATCAAGACCTGGTATGTATCCTTCTACATTACCGTGACCTGATGTTACTTTCCATATAGATTCTATCTTTTCTCTTAGAACCTTTAATCCTGGTATAGCATCACCATATTTCTCCATTGATTCTGTGCCAACTTTAGCTGACTTCTTACCTGATAGTACTTGACCTAGCTTAGCTGCACCTGCACCAAATAGATATGCATAGATCCACGTCTTAGCTGTACGTCTATCTGTACCTATAACATCAGCATTATATTGATGTATATCACCAGATAAGATTTGATTAGTAAGATCAGGTGAATTAACATAGTGTGCTAGTGATCTGAATTGGTTACCACTAGAGTCAGCACCTACAATCTTACGTCCTTCTTCTGCTACAAGTAACTGACGTAGCTCTTTACCTAACGTAGCTGTTGCAGCTGGTAGATTAGCTATGACTTCATGACGGCAGCGAAATGTCGGTGTACCTACAACCCATAGTTTACCATGTAGTCTACCATTTTTAAGTTCACGGAACCAACCTTTCACTACACCCATACGAGACCTTAATGTAGTCCAGTTATCTATCAGAACACCGTGCTCACCTACCTTAGCAAGTGAAGTTGATGTAAGCTTTGGTGTAGTTTTCTGCCAACCATAAGCAGTCTTCACTACCTTCCAGTCATCAGGTTCCCAGCCTATACTATATAAGTATTCTTTAACCTGTTCCATATTACCAAGCGTAGATTTAACTACAGTCTTACGTTGGAACTCTTTACCTGCTGGAAACAGGTGAGTGTCTTTAGTATTTACAGGTCTGTTTAAGTATTCAGTTAGCATACGAGCTGTAGTAGCTGTATACTCTCCTTTCTTAGTAAACTTAGGAGTCTTAGCTACCTTATCTTTATAACGTACAAGGTCAGGTAAATTAGGTTCTATAACTTTTTCGATATCACTCATTTCTATGACAAGCTTAGCTGCAAGTGCCGCACCGCTTTCCATATCAAACTTCCAGCCATAGTGCCTACAGTAAGCATCAAACTTAGCTGTCTCCATCTCTGCTCTTAAACCGTTACTTATAAGAGGTTGTTTAGCAGCGAGTTCATTAAGTTCTTTAGCTAGTATCTTGAATACTTCAGTGTTTAGCTTAACATCTCTTACACAGTAAGTCATCATCTCATCTGAGAATCCAGTCCAATCATCGAATTGAAACTTAGGATATTTAAGATGCTCGCCCCAGCCTGCAAGTCCATGCTTATGTGGACGTCTGTAGTTAAGTACAAGAGATGCTAACCAAGTATCAAAGAATTTTATATTATACAAATCAATACCGTATATATTAAGTATCATAAGTGCATCAAATCCTATACCGTTATGAGCTACAAGTAGTTCTGCATTTTGTAGAACTGCTAAGCCTGTTAGTATATCTCCGTGGTATTTATCTGATTGATCTGTGTACTTCATTATCATACCAGTATCAATATTTTCTATGACTAAACACCATATCTTAGTAGCATCTAGTCCGTCTGTTTCTATGTCAAACGTTAGTCTCATCTGTTTCCTTTCCATTCTCACATATAGGACATGTATCTCCTGATTTATCTATCGACATGCGAGAAATTTCTTTGTTACATATTTCACACGTATAAGTATCATAAGGTTTTTGTGTTATAAAGTCAGTATCAATTGTCATCTTGTTCAGCTCCATCCATTTTGCGTAGTATACTTTTGACATCAGCGTAGAATCCATTATATTTAGAGGTTTTCAAACTATCTATTAAATCCCAGTAGCCTAAGCCCCCTAAGACGTTGACCTGTACTGTATCACCATCAACTAATAGTCGATCAGCAACACCATCCATTGGTCTGTATTTCCATTCGCAGAATAAGAAAGTTTCTACTATGTCGCGTTGTCTTAATAAGTATATAAGCTTTTGGCATGATACGTTGTACCATTTCTTTACAAACTTAACATCTACATTACCGTATACAGGACATACACCATCGATTTCCCATCGATCTGAGTCGTCCCACTTATTTTCATGTATCATCCACCACTCGAATATCTCACATTCGATATCCATCTTCAGCTTTTCTAATGATCTGCCACGAGGATTATATTTCTCAGCACGAGCATCGCGTTGATCTATAAATTCCTGTGTTACTGGTATCGTTATCCAATTAGGGTTATCTTGTTCCATTTTATTTTCCACTTCTACTTTAATTTGTTTACTCTTACTCTGAGTTGAGGTATTCAATACGCTTCTGCAAAGCTATCCGATTATTTCTATTTGTTCTAGTACTAGTCTCTTTATTACCACCTAATTCATAGTGCCAAAGAAATCGTGTCTCTTTTTCTTCTTGAGTTATTAAATGATTTTTTATTTCTACTTTTCTAGCATCCATAGCTTGAAGCATTACTAAAGGTTCTAGGGCTTTCAACACAACCTGTCTTTCAAAGTCTCGTCGCACTAGAAAATAATTTATCTCAGTGGCATGTTGTGTATTATAATCTACTGTCGCGGGTAAAAGAGTAAGTTTATCCAAAATATCCCGCATGTTCCATGTCGGTTGATGCCACACAAAATTAACCTCTTCGTCACATTGAAACATCCAGGGAGAAACTAACTTAATAGATGTCCCGTCTTTACCAGCAAACTTTTGATACTGCTCTTGTGGGTGAGGATCTACTTCAAATTTACTTTTGGCTGTTCTCCATCTATAAAGTTCTTCGTCGTCTTTATGTAGTATATCAAGTGTGAACTCAGTCCAACATGGGATAACTATAGCTGTTCTGTACATTTCTGTAAAACCATGACAATTTTTTATAGATCCAACCATCGATCCATCTTTGAGCGTTACATTATTTGGGGTTTTCTTAAACCAATCGGGCATAAATTTTGTAGCATAATTAATCTTAGCGTTGTTATAAACTGTCGCATCAGTAGTGTAGCAGTTTAAAATCAAAGGTTTAGAACTTAGGTTCATATCGCGCCTCCTTATCATGCAAGTCTTTAAGAACTTTAAGATCTTTGCCTATATTTTTATTTAACCAGTCTTTCATTAAAGGTCTTTCTTTAATATTCTTATCTATTAGAAACTTCATTTCTTTAACCGATGGTTTTATATTCTCATATCCATTATTGTCATAGTCAGTGAATATATTTAATCCATTACCTACTGCTAACCAAGACGATAGATCGAAAGCGGCTAAATAATCTTTTACACAACGATACTGTAAGTTTCCGGCCTTCATTGAAGCTACTTGATTTTCAATATAACTAGACATTTTATATTTTTTGGGGAACTCTTTCCAAAAATCACTGTCATTTCTATTTGAAATATAATGAAACCGTATAAAATCTTTAATGTTGTCTAACATATTGTTCACATCATTATTATAATTTGTTATTGAAACTTCATTGTGATTTTCAAAACAATTTACAAAATGTTTTAAATGATTTAACATCTCTATCGTTGTCCATATAGATGTAGCTTCTAATGGTTCTACAAACGATTGTGCTAACCCTACACTTATACAATTTTTTATCCAGGCTTTTTCCATCCTACCCGCATCAAAAGATATAACTTTTTGGACTTCAATATCTTCCTTATAAAACTTAGTAACTTCATCATAAGCTTGAGTTTCATTTATATAATCACTATCAAAAATATAACCTCTACCTATTCGATATTGTAAAGGTATTTCAAACGTCCAACCATATTTCATAGCAATAGCTTTTGTATAAGGGAAATAACCTGGTTCTTTTTTAGGTATCACCAATGCTTTTTTCATTGCTAACGTATCAGAATAACTTATAAATTTCTGATCTAATTTCTTTTTTAAAATTGTTTTACTTAAACCTGTGCAATCAAAAATAAAATCACAGTTATATTTTCTACCGTCTTCAAGTGTTACCTTAGTTACAAACCCATCCTTATCCAACTCCGCATCAACAAAGTTTCCATCTATATGTTTAATGCCTCTATCTTTTGCTTTAGTAGAAAGATAATCGCCTAACGCAAATGTATCAAAATGCAGTGCAGTAGTGGTTTCGGTATCGTCAACTCTATTCTCATAAGATAATCTTGATATCCATAAATGTTTCTTTAAGTCTAATTTTTTACCAATTACTTCTTTGATATAATAATCTCTACAACCATGCGAAAATATGTTGTCCATACTAAAGTTGTTGTATTGTCCTAAGTCATTAAATGGATGGAAATAAACATCATCATCGCTGTCTTTATTCCATCTCTCAAAACTAATACCATTCTTTAATGTCCCTCCTGTATTCGCTATCACTTCATAAGGATGGATATCCAACATCTTTAAAAAGTCCATGATAGGCGGAGTTGTTCCTTCCCCCACTCCTACAATACCCTTCTTTCTATTCTCAATCACAGTGATATCATTCGATAAAAACTTTCTTGCAAATAAAGCTGTAAACCAGCCCGCAGTTCCACCGCCTAATACTATTACTTTTTTGTTTTTCTTTTCTTTAGAATTTAGGCTCATTATATTGCCTTTCTATAAACTTCTTCTAGTATTCCTGTAGTGTGCGTATGGTCAGGTCCGTTCCAACCTTTAGGTTTAATAAGATCAGGTAGACCGAGAGGATTGGGCCTCGAAGGTTTAACACCAACGTCTTTCTCCATGTTGGCTTCCATGACGGTAGACCAAGCACCATGGGCGTCGCAGCCAAATGCATCCAACGTTCCAATGGCGACAACACATAGATCAATAAGACCATCAACGATTTCTTTAGCATCGCCTTCTGTAATTGCTTTCTCTGTTTCATTTAATTCTTCTTTCAAAAAGTTTAATCTAAAGTCCATGAACTTTTTAAGAATATCATAGTCTTTATTAGCTAGTTTATCATTAATCCAGTCATGCACACCAAACTTATCGTGAAACGAGTCTATGGTATTATGCCATTGATCTTCAGGGTATATTACGTAAGGCATTACTGTTCTCCTAAGTTTAAAGCTAATTGTTTATTGTTTTCTTCTAAATATTTAAAGTGTCTTTCATATACATGTAAAGAACCTATCTGCATTATTACATCGCCTAATTTAAGATTCTTTATCTTAAATAGGTTATTCAGCATTGCTGCATGTACATATTTAAACCACGCTATGTCATTATTGTAGCCGTATACAGCATCTTGAGATCTCATTTGTACTACTGTGTGCAGCTTGTTTTCTTTAATGAAGAACTGTTGCGCGTTAGTACATGTGAAGTCTTTACCTGCTATTTTATGCATGTCAGGTGTAGTATATATCATAACACTTTGTCTAGTATTATTATCTTTAAGCAGAGCTTTACATGCTGCTCTAAATTGATTACCTCTTTCATCACTGAATATACACCAGCCGTAGTTAGAATTAACTTCGCCATGTATGTCCTTGACATCATTCCATATTTTCACAGTCTTACCGTATATATCAAATAGCTTTTGTACTTTTCTATCTTTAGATATGTACCACTTTAATTCTGCGTCTATATAATATCTATTAGGTATACCAAATATAGAACTTAGATCAGCTTTAAACGATACACCTTGTAGTTCTACTGTACCGTTTCTTATTCTATTTAGTTTGTATTCATCTCGGAATAATTTCCTGATGTCCTTAACTAAAAGCATTAGTTATCCTTTTCCATTTTAACATTTTCTAGATATGCTGCGAACATAGCACAGTATACTGCCATGTCTATGAGCGTGTCTTCTAAGGCTTCGAAGTTCGTTTCTTGATCGCCTTCAACTATATTTCTCATACGTAAATACTTTGTATGTATCATATGAATATAAGACTTATCTCCGAACGGAAAGTAATCTTCTTCTGACCACATTCCACCTTGATAGTCTTTACTCTTTCTTTCCTTAAGTTCAGCAGCTTCTTTAAGAACCTGCACGGCTGTTACTTTCGCCATAGGTTTATCCTTTATAATGTTATTGATTGAGAAAACGCTCTCGGGCGTTTTTGGTTGTTTACCTGAAAGATAGTTAGGAATTGGTTCTCCTCTGGACTCGAACCATTTTTCAGTATCTCTTATAATCTTTAAGTAGTCTGTCATTTTAATACCAATATTCTTGATCGTACCAATAATTTTCTGCTTCTTTACGGGTCATTTTCCCGTGTTTCATAGCATCTTCAATCCATTCTACTTTAAAGATGTAATCGTCTTTCTGTTTTTCTGTCATATACATTATTCTCACTCCTTACGAGATGCCGGTTTGTTAAAATTTTAAATGTCTCCTAAAAGACACTTAACTTGGAGGTTTACATGGGTTACGAGAACTGCGGCAAGCATCCTAATTCCCTTAAGCAACTCAAGCCCTATATGGATTCTGAGAAAGCTAAGGAGATGCAGGCTAAAGGTGCGGAAGCACGAAGACAGAACAGGCAACTTAGGGAGTCCATGAAATTATCTGCTTCTGAATTTAGAAAAATCAGAGATGAGATAATTACAGAGATGCCCACGGCAGTTGAGATTCTTAAAGTACAGCTAATTAAAGCTATGCAGCTTGAAGATCAAGATACTATTGAGAGATTAGCTATTGCATTAGCAGAATATGAACAGCCTAAACTGCAAAGAGTAGATCAGACTACTAGGAATTTAGATACAACGGAACTTACAGAAGACGAGTTAGACCGGAAAATAAAGGAACTTTCGGATGTGGGTTAGATTTTAAAAGCCAAACAAATAAGCCGCTAAGAGTACGTAACGTATTCTTAGCGGCTTTTTTATTTTATAATTCTTTATTCCGTTTTATAAGTTAATTTAAATTAAATGAGAAAGATATTCTTTCTTCTTCTTTGTTCATATTAGGTCTTACTAAATGCATTAACCAACTAGGAAATAAATATAATATACTTTCTTCAGCAGGCATCCACCAAGATATAGATGTATAGGGATTATCTGCTCTACTTAAGCTTGATTGTTCTAATACATGATAAGCTGGGCTGTGAAACTCAATCTCACCACAATTTTCAGGAGTTTTAACATAATATACACCTGATACTTTTGAATTAGGATGACAATGCAATTGGTTATAATCTTTATAAGAATTTATATTACACCATATATTAGAAAGTTTTACTTCACCGTAGCCTATTTGTTCTGAATAGACATTTGCAAATGAAGTGATTTGTCTCATAAATTCTTTTATCTTTATGTTATTTGTATCTAAATCATGAGAATGAAATCCACCTTTGTTAGAAATGTTCACGCCATTTTGGCTTTGTTCAACATCATAACAATATTCTTTTAATTCTTTATTGTTTAACGTGAGATGGTTTCTGTAAATACCAATTTTGAATAAATCAATTAACATATTTTCTAATTCCTATCCTTGCTTATGCTCCGTCATCGACATTATTATCATCAACAGCGAAACTTACTTGTATGATATCATAATTATTTTCAGTTGTTTTGGTTTCTGTAATTATCCATTCTACTGATGGACATGTATGAAGCCAATTAAAGAACTCACTTCTTGTCATGACATTTCTGCTATACTACAGAATTTACCATCAGCAAAGTTTCTTGCTACTCTTAAATAACCTCGATTATTACTTAGAGTACCTTTCTCACCCCAGCGATTAGTCGTACGTATAAATCGTAAGTTGTGAGAGCCGATAGGAAATCGTTTATCATCTTTGAATTTGATTGACCATGGAGCTCTTATTCTATTTACTAATTTTGTACCATTCATACTATATTCCTTTCTATGTGGGTGTTTGGTAATTTATCATTTAATTTGTAGTCACTGAATTCATAAGCACTCCATTGCTTGAATGATCTTATAAATTCTTTTTGCTCTTGTATTTTATTTTCTGCTAATTTAAGTTCTTTACTTAGTATATTTACTTCGTCATCATATACAACTTCTGTTACATCATGAACCATATTATCTATTTCGTTTAGTGTAGTAACAACTTGATTACGAATTAATAAAGACGCATCGTCTATAGTATCCATATCTACTATAAGTTCTTCGTCTTCTAAATGTGCACATAATTCTCTTAGAACTGAATTTACTGCGTGTATATGTTTTCTTGCGGATGTCATGTGACTTTCATATTTTAATGTACATTTCGCTACATATTCTTTTGAAGCTAGTTCTTCTATGAAATCTTCCATTAGTGAGATCCTTTCGTATACCCGTTATTTAATAAGTTTCTACGTTCTATAGCTTCGCGTCTGTCTTCACGCTCTATGTCGCTACGTTGATTGCTGAGAAATATAAATATGCTTTGAGCTATACCTATTTCTGTATCATCATCTTTAGTTACTAAGTATCTTAGATAATCTAAGTTTTCTGTAATACTTTCTATTAGTTTTATTTCGTTAGTTACGTTTGTGCACGTTATATCATTTCGTAATTGTAAAGTTGTCATATATTACCTCATATAATAATTAATTGCTCGAACTATAAACAAAGCTGGTAGGAAATAGCCGAGAAATATCATAAATTCTGTTAACATAGAACGTTTACCTTTCGTTTACTTTTAGCCGTTACTATTCTAAAAGTTTTTATTAATTTAATAGTTATTATTTTGAGATCGATGTAGATCTCGTTGTTCTAGTATTTTAATACGTTCTTCGAGATGTCGTATTTTAGATAGGTTAGTTAGTATATTTTGAGACATTATATTAATTATACCTGGTAGTTTTTCTGCTACTTTTTCAGCGTTTTTTATATTATCTTTTATCATTACTATACCTCTGGTTCAAAAGCTATTTCGTATTTATAAGGATCATCTATACTATGTATATTATAGTTGTATATGCCTCTAAGTTTAACTAGTGATGCTATTAAATTTAATGATGACAGTAAATCTATTGTTGTATCAATACAGGCTGTATTAAATAGTAACATACGTCTTGATTCTGTTATGGTAATTTGTACATCAATCGATAAGCCTGTATTGATAAGATCTATGCATTCTTGATCTGTTAATTCAATATCTATAGTAACTTCGTGAATTATATTATCTAGCATGCTGCCAACAACCTATGTCTAGCATAGTATGAAAGCGATTAGGTGATGCATTACCGTGAGTTACATAGCAATTATATAATTCTTTTTTCATATTTTCATATGTACCTTGGCATTCTACATCATCGAGGTAGTAAGTATAGATACCACTATCTTTTAACATAGCTTGATTTATACGCTTGTAGTCACGTATATCTCGCTCGTATTTAGATACTAGGCGTTGCTGGTGACCTGTTAGACCTGTCATTATCTCTTCATTAAGGATATCACAATTATGCCTATCATTATGGACGTACACATCATAGCGCTCTGCAAATCTGTGCTGTAAATTAGTTCTTGCATTTCCATGGAGTGGTTCTCCTTTATCTATACGCTTACCGCGTGCCATCATAGTTACACGTTGTAAAGGATATGCATCGTTTACTTTATGATTATATTTACGACAAGTTATGCGTATGTCTTTATTACGTTTAGCTATCATTCTTTTAAGTTTTGCTAATTGTGGGTCTGACTTGTCGGTTATGGTAAATTTATATGCGTCAGTTGATCTATTATCTGTGTAATCTAGTGTAGCCATGATATACCTTTCAGGTTTTAAAGACGCCTACAGTATTGTAGACGCCTATAATTTTATGTTAACGCTGATGCAATATATAGTATAAGTTGCAGCTTTATATAAATAGCAAGCATTAGAATGCTATTTCTGCTTGCTGTGTAGTATCAGATTCTTGTGATGCACCATGTATATCTACAATCGGCTCGAATTCTACTGAACCTGTATATTCTTTGAAGTCTGTTACTTGTACAGCAGTTAGAGAACTTGCAATACCTTCACGACCTGCAGTTTTGTAATACATTTGATATACAATTACATTACCTGTAGATTCATTACCTAGCGATGATGCATCAATTGGTTGAGCATCTGCACCTACAACTCTTGGAGCACCATTTTCTGAGCCATCAGCTTTGAGAGCTTTACGCTTTAGTGATACACTATATTTACCGTCTTTGTCTTTGACAGTTAAGTGATTAGTTTTCCAGTCATTTGCAATTGCTTTATCCTTAGTAGCTATTTGCAGCTCGTATTGTGGCTGACCGAATGGTGATACAGGCTTAGTTAGTTTAGCCCAGTTAAGTTCTACATTATCTATTCTATAGTTTCTTGGTTCAAAATTATTCATTAGGAATTACCTTTCAGTTGTTTTTAGATTTGATTTTGAGAGCAGTTTAAACTTTTGTTTATGACATACTCAGGTCACTTATATAATATTAAATGGCTTTTCACGAGATAATATTATTGTTGAAGTATATAATTAACTATAGAGATTTACTATAGGATTTTACAATTATTACACTAGTTAGAAAACGCTTTCGGGCGTTTTTAGTTATAGATCCCAGCAGTGATCGAATTGTTCTTGTATGAACTCTTCTATTGTTTCATATTCTGAACCTTTGAACAGCCACTCTACATCATCATGATCAAGACCTTTTTCTTTACCTATATCGTATATAAGATCTCTAGCTTTATCTGTAGCATCATCACGAATTGTGTGCACTTCACCTACAGCATAGTCCCAAGACTCTTGTACTATTTCAGTTACCGCATCGTGCATTTCGTCGTACATTCTTTTCATCATAGCCATTTTATATCCTTTCTAATGGAATTTGATACCTGATTTACCTAAGTGTTTATCAACTATCTTTTTACTGAGTTGTTCAAGTTTATCTCTTACTATTTTATTAGCTGTTATGTAGTGTGATAATGCTTCTATATGTTCTTCTATTTCTTCTAGTATTAATCCTGCCTTTTGTAGGTCAGCTACAGAATCCACATTATCAATAAAATCTATATCTGCCTGTGTTTGATCTGCAAGATTAAGTAAATCTTTTATTACTTTCTTGAATTCTGCATCCCACATATTATACCTTTCTGTTATTAATACTATTAAGAAAACGCTTTTGGGCGTTTTTTATTTTTTAAATACTTGCTAAGATTAAAGTAAGACCTGTTACTAGACATATACTACCTATGACAACAGATATATTAGTAAGTGTTTGCCATATCTTTTGTTGTCTCTGTCTTTTTTGTCTTCTACTTACTTTACCTTGTGCTGATATACCTTGTAGTACATTACCATTTCTATCTTTCATTACTTATCCTTTCTATAGGTTTTTGTATTGATCTATTGCGATTGATATTATCTGCCATAGAAACAATATCATAAATAAAGATATACCACCTACTATTATAACAGGTAGTATCCATACTTCTATTACTAGCCATATGAATTCTAGTTCATCCATAGTATATTCCTTTCATGAGTTTTTATAGATTGATTTAGTTACTGGTAGAAAGCTTGGACGTCGGTAGTTATTAATAGATTCTACACGATGTACTACAAGTAAACTACTTGGTAAATTAAATAGGTTAGTTTAAGATACTATTTAAAAAATACTCTTGGGTATTTTTATAGAAGCTATAAGATTATAAGAGATCTTAGAGATTATATAGAAAGATTATATAGAGAAATAGGGGGTATTAAAATAAAAAGGTGGTATATATATATTTAGGTTTAATTTACTTAAT